TCGGCTTTATCAATAGAAGCTTGTACATCAGTGCCTAATTTTGCTTTTGTAACTTGAGCATCACCAATCTTAGCAGTAATAACTGCACCGTCAGCAAGTTCTGTTGAACCTACACCACCAGCAACAATTGTGGCACTAACTTCTCTTGTTGCAGAATCAATAACAATCTGAACCTGAGTTGCATTGGCTTTTGCTGTGTAAATATCTACAAGCTTGCCAACATTAATATAAACTTTGTCACTTGTTGCATTAGATAGTGTCAATTCAAGGTATGTGCCTTCATCCTGTCCTTCAGGGTTGACAACCACTTTACCACTTGATACAACCATATCCTTTGGAATGTCAACCGTAGCAATAGTTGCACCATTCTGAGTGAATGTATAAGACTTTGCATATCCTTCTGTTGTTACATCTGTAGTAACTACAACTGCGTCTGCTTCGATAGCAGATGTCTTGGCAGTGTCAGCCTTATCTACAATATAAGCTTTGACTTTACTGTCATATGTACCAAGACCTTCGTAACTTAAAAACTTTTGTGTTTCGTTTGCCATTCTAATTTCCTCCTTGAATTTAATAAAAGTGTATAAGTTATGTCTATAATAAAACGCATTGTTAGCCGGCATAATGCGATTTATCCTAAATTATTTGAATAGATTTTCTATCTCTTCATCAGAGATTGTTTGTTTTTCAGTATTTGTTATATTTTCAACAGTTTCGTCAAGTTCATTCTTATCTATGAATTCTTCAATCTTCTTTGACGAATATGTTGTCTTATCAGAAATAACATCATCATTTATAAAATTGTCATGATGTTCAATAATCTGTCCTTGTAATTCGGTAATTTCTTCTTCCAAAGCAATCAACTGAGCAATACGTTGGTCAAGTGCCGCCATAGATTCTGACGGTACAAATTGAGCCCAGTTCTTTGTAGGAATAATTTTTACCTTACAAGATTGTGTTTTCAGAACGGGGTCTTGAACTACACCATCTTCGTCCATATAAACTTGGTAAAACGATAGTTGTAATTCAATATCCCCATTTTCAGCAGTCATTTTTGAGCCAATGGGAAGCAAATATTCTAAATATTGTTCATCAGCATATTCTACCAATTCCTCAGACAAAGTTAAAAATTCTTGCTTATACAAATGAGAAATAGGGGAGATATATTCCAATGATACAGTCGTAAAATTTCTCATATCATTTCCGTCATATGTTTGTGGAATTAAAAATTGAATTTTACCAACCATATTGTCATACTGCATAATTGCTTCTTTGTGAGCTCCATATAATCTTCTATCGTTTAATAGAGTAATCGTGTACATTAAACCCTCCCTCAAAGACCAAACGCATTACAACAAAGCACTAAAAAAACTCCGTTTTCTACTGTAGATTCGAAATCGGAGTCCCAATACTTAACGTCTGTAATTATGCCTTTATCACAAAGGCTATCAAGAAAATTTCTGCCCCAATGGTCTGTTTTTCTATTCTTGTATTTTTCTTTTGTACCGCCTGTAAGCTTATCAACCAAAGCCAATAGTGTAGCCTTAGAAATCCAGACATTTAGTTTATTAACCATTCCGTCAATATCTTCAATGACTTTTGTTCCGTCAGAAGAACCGCCGTCTTTAGATGCTAAAGAGATGACATTTGGCTGAGCCCAATGAATACTTGAATTTGTTTTCTCGCTTGTCCAAGTACCGCCTGA